ACTGGATGAAGTCTGGTAAAGGATACAAGTTAATGAAGAATCCTGCTGGTGGCTACAAGCCGCATAAAGGAGCCAGTCAGAAGGCATCATTTGAAATACAGAAAATCCACAAAGGCAAGTAATGGCAAAAAAAGATCCAAAGGTTGGAACAGGTAAAAAACCGAAAGGATCAGGCAGACGCTTGTATACGGATGAAAATCCCAGAGATACTGTTTCTATCAAGTATGCTACTCCTGCTGATGCAAGAGCTACTGCTGCCAAAGTCAAACGAATAAACAAGCCCTATGCCAGAAAGATACAAATTCTTACTGTCATGGAACAGAGAAGCAAAGCTGCTAATAAAACAAAACAGGCGCAGATTGCCCGTAAAGCAAAAGACGAATTGAGAAAAAAACATGGCACTAAAAAAGTCACAAAAAAGTCTTAAAGATTGGACAAAGCAAAAGTGGCGAACCAAGTCCGGCAAGCCATCTACGCAAGGAAAGAAAGCTACTGGAGAAAGGTATCTTCCAGAAAAAGCTATCAAAAGTCTTAGTGCAAAAGAATATGCTGCTACTTCCAGAGCAAAAAGGAAGGGAACTAAAAAAGGTAAGCAGTATGTAGCGCAACCTAAAAAAATAGCAAAGAAAACAAGGAGCTATCGCAAGTGAGCTTACAAGAAGATCACATACTGACTCGTCTACAGAAGTTCATGAGAGAACAGATGAACGACGGAGCAGACCATCTTTCTTCTGGCGGTGCAAAAGATTTTAACGAATATAGTCGCATGGTCGGACGCATAGAAGGAATAGCTATGGTGGAAAGAGAATTACTTGATCTTTTCAACAAGCTGCAAGACGATGACTAAACAGGAAACCGCTGTGCCTGTATCAATTCAGCGCAAATCGAGCTTTGCTCGCAAGGAAATATATAATGACAAAAGTATTAGAAAAAGAACGCCCTTCTACTAAAAAGAAAACTTCCCCCCCAGAACCTGAAACAGCCTCTCAGCTTCCTGAGCCATGTGGTTATAAAATACTGATAGCACTTCCTGAACAGGAAGAAGTTACGGATGGAGGTGTTATCGTTCCTGACATAGTACGGGAACTTGAGGAATACTCTACGGTTGTCGGTTTTGTTATGAAGCTGGGACCAGACTGTTATAAGGGAGATAAAAAGTTTCCATCTGGTGCCTATTGCAAGGAAGGAGACTTTATTCTTTTCCGAGCGTTTCAGGGAACACGCATCCGTATTCACGGCAAAGAGTTTCGTTTAATTAATGATGATAATGTAGAAGCTGTGGTGGATGATCCCCGTGGCATTAAGAGGGCTTAGATATGGCTGAAGAACAAGTTGAAGTAAAAGAACCAGAGCAAGAAGAGCTTTTTGAAATAGAAGTTGTCGATGATACTCCAGAAGAAGATCAACCTTATGCAGAAACCAATGGTCAGGCATCTGAAGATGATGAGATCAAAGGTCTTGGTAAGAGGGCACAAAACAGAATAGGCCAGCTTAAACGGGAGTTTCATGACAAAAGGCGGGAAGCTGAAGCTGCACAGAGAATGCAAGCTGAAGCTATCAATGCAGCGCAGACCTTTCGTCAGGAAAATGAACAGTTAAAGGCTTTATTGAAAAGTGGAAACTCTGCTTTGTTTGATGTAACAAAAGCAAAGAATGATGCTGATCTTGCCTCTGCTCAGGCTGCACTAACGAAGGCGTATGATGAAGGCAATGCAGAAGAGATTGTTTCTGCACAAACACAACTTAATGAGTTGATGTTTGATGGGCGCAGGTTACAGGAAGCTATAAGCGAAAGACAGAATATTGTAGAAACTCCTGCAACTGTAGCGTCTGTGCAACAGCAAAAGAAACCTGACATTCAATTAACAGAACGTGATGCAGATTGGATCAGAAGAAACCCTTGGTTTCAAAAAGATCAAAAGTTAACAGCGTATGCTATGGGCTTGCATTATGAATTGACACAGCAAAAAGGCATTCATCCAAATGGTTCAGAGTATTACAAGATGATAGATGAAGGAATGCGAGAGCACTTTCCTATTGACGAGTTAAATAAAAGTTACCAAAATGGTGATAATATAAATTCTGTTTCTTCTGATGTTCGTGAGTCAGATGAAACTGACAGTTTGTCAGTTGAAGTTGAGTCGGAAGAAGCAGTGGCCCCCGTGGTTGCGCCAGCTACTCGAAGTAGTAACAAAAAACCAATGCGAGCCAGACTCACAAAAACTCAGGTTACTCTCGCTAAGAAACTTGGGTTAACAAACGAACAGTACGCAAGACAGCTTTTAAAGGAGCAACAAAATGCAAGATAAAGAAGACGGCGAATTGTTCGACGGTGAAGAGCGCAAATCCCGAAACGCCACCAGCTTGGGTGATAAGGAAACCCGTGAGATGAGTGAGCGCAAAAAAAGCTGGGCACCTCCATCATTGCTGCCCGATCCAACTCCAGTAGATGGTTATGTGTATCGATGGATACGCACTGCTACTTTAGGAGAAGCCGACAATACGAATGTCTCACAACGCTTTAGAGAGGGTTGGGAGCCTGTTCCTATTGAAGACCATCCTGAGATGCAGATTATTTCAGATCATAATTCTAGGTTTGAAGGATCTATTGAAGTCGGAGGTTTGTTACTTTGCCGAACCGCTGAAGAAAACATGAAGCAGCGGGATCAGTATTATGCCAACAAAACCAAGCAGCAGATCGATGCAGTTGACCAGAGCTATTTAAGAGAAAGCGATCCAAGAATGCCTGTTCTCAGACCAGAGAACACAACGAGGATTGGTTTCGGAAATGGTCGCTCATAGTAAGTCCTGTGAGTTTTTTTTAACTGAAGATGCAAAAAGGAGACAGAAATGTCCTCAACTGCTGCACCCTTCGGATTGCGCCCAATCGGTCGTTTGGATAGTGGCTCTTTACAAGTCTCACGTCAGTATCCAATAGCTTCAGGTTATGGTACAGACATCTGCTTTGGTGACATTGTTCAGCTAGTAGATGGTGGAACTGCCACGACTATTGAAAAGCAATCTGCAACGGGAGACGATTCCACCGAAATAGATATGGTAGGAATTTTTATGGGGGTTAAATTCACAGACCCCAACTCAAACCAAATGACATTTAGTCAAAAGTGGCCAGCAAGTACGGTGGCTTCCGATGCTATGGCATATGTTTGTGACGATCCAAATGTCTTGTTCACCATCCAAGCGGATGCTGCCCCAACCAATACGGGAGACATTTATGGTAAGAACACTCTTTTGGTCCAGACAGCACCTAATACAAGTTTGAATATTAGCCGTGTTGCTTTGGATATCTCTGAATTATCCACTGATGCTCAAAACCCAATCAGGGTTATTGATTATCTTGGTGGCGATAAAGGAGATGAAAAGGGAACTACTTACCCTATTCTGGTGTGCAAGTTTAATTATCACCAGCATTCATCCACAACTGGCTCGGCATAGGAGATTTGAGTTATGGCTATTGCAAGAACACAACTCCTTAAAGAGCTTCTTCCGGGTCTTAATGCCCTGTTTGGTCTTGAGTACGAAAAGTACGAAGACGAACATGCAATGATTTACGAAACTGAAAGTTCAGATCGTAGCTTTGAGGAAGAAGTTAAGTTGTCTGGATTTGGCTCTGCCCCAGTAAAACCTGAAGGTGAAGCTATTTCTTATGACACCGCACAGGAGTCATTTACGGCTCGGTATAATCATGAAACAGTTGCTATGGGTTTCTCCATCACTGAAGAAGCGATGGAAGATAATCTGTATGACTCACTTTCTGCACGTTATACCAAAGCGTTGGCTCGTGGTATGGCTTACACTAAACAGACTAAAGCTGTTACACCCCTAAATACAGGGTTTGACTCTTACACATCTGGCGATGGTGTAACCTTGTTTAACACGGCACATCCAACGGTTGCAGGTGGAAACAACTCTAACCGTCCATCTACAGCGGCTGACCTTAATGAAACTACACTTGAAAATGCAGTGATCGATATTGCTGCATATGTTGATGAGCGTGGTCTTCTTATTGCAGCCCGTCCTCGCAGGTTGATTATTCCTCCTGCATTGACGTTTGTTGCTACTCGTATTCTCCAGTCGGAGCTTCGAGTTGGAACCGCTGATAACGATATCAATGCCATCAGGAGCAATGGTTCGATACCAGAAGGCTATGAAGTCAATCACTATCTGACGGACACCAATGCCTTCTTTATCATTACTGATGTTCCAAACGGCATGAAGCATTTCGAGCGCACTCCCATGCAGACAAGCATGGACGGTGATTTCGATACAGGCAATGTTCGTTACAAGGCACGGGAAAGATATTCCTTTGGTGTATCTGACCCACTCGGAATTTACGGTTCTCCGGGTTCTTCTTAATACCGTAGTGTGGGAGGGGCAAATCCCCTCCCATTTTTTATAAATCCTGACGGCGTAAGCCGACATTAGCCAAGACAGGAGACTTATACATGGCTGTACATTTTACTGGACCTATCCTCCACGCAGGTAAGGATGGAACTCGCAAGTGGTTTAGCAACCTACCTATTACAGCAAGTCCTGATTATGTTGTTTATATGGATGACTTTACAGGAGTTGCTCTCGATACTACCAATGACTGGACTCTGATTAAAGATAGCAGCGCTTCTGGTGCCCTTGGTGCAGATGCTGAAAGTGGAACTCTTGTTCTAAGCTCTCAGGCAACTACTGACAATGACGGTGCTTCCGTTCAAGGTAATGAAATTTATGCACTGGCTTCTGGCAGAGATATCTGGTTTGAAACCAAACTAACTCCAACAGATGCTGAAGGTAGCGCAATGGATATTTGTGTTGGCCTTACGGTAAATTTTGCAACAAATCCTGAAGCTATGCTTACTGCGGCTGATCGTATTGTTTTTCAAGTTGATGACGGTG